GAAATTCTTCATGTTCAGACTGGCTAGGCTATACGCTTAAAAGAAAGCTTACCAACCAGGAAAATCCGCTGACCCGTTAAGAGGGGTGGCTGATCTGAAGTTCTTCATGTTCAGACTGGCTAGGCTATACGCTTAAAAGAAAGCTTGCCAACCCGGAAAATCCGCTGACCCATAATCCGCCGGAAATCACGTGAGGGAACAGACTACAATCTGAAGCCTGTTCCCAAGGTGAAAGCCCCCCGCCTGACCGCTGCCCAGCTTGAGCTATTCCCCGTAAGATGACGGCATGGCCGATTCATCGTGCAGGGTGAATGAGAATGTCATTTCATAGACCTTGATGTAATGTGGCATGGCATACGAGCGGCTTTTCTCGCGTACCAGTGGCGAAGCGTTGTCCGTGCATTGCAGGCACTGCAGTGACTTGTATAATTTACCGGCCAGCTGCTGCCTTTCCCTTACCTTGTCATACGTGCCGGATGCGTAGCTCGTATCGTCGTAACAATCGATAGCCAGCCGGACGGTCAGCATGGATTCGCTTTTCTGTACCCCATATCCAAGGTCGTGCCAGTCGGAACTGGCATTTCCAATCAATACACAAGGGAAGGTGACCGGGTACTGGTCTTCTTCTGCCCCCATTTCCAATTGTCCGTAGTCCTCATCAATGAGCGAGAGTTCCGGCATTTCCTGTGCAATCTGTTCCATGATTGCGATAAAAATTTCGTCCATATCGTTATTCGTTTAAAATGTTGGTAATTTCCTGCTCCACCTTCTCCCGTATGCGGCTGTTCAATTCTTCGCTTTCGCCCATGAACTGGCGCTGCGGGATGCGGATGTGCAGTTTCTTTTTCTTGGTAAGTGCCATGTTCTTCCAGAACTGTGCCTGTGGATTCAGTTCCTTCGGTTTGGAACGCCGTTTAACACGTTTCTTTTGCCCTGTGCCGGCTTTTTTCCTTTTCCCCGAAGCCTTATAGAACTTTGCCCATGCAAAGCGTTTCATGCGGTCTGTGACGGTGACATCGATTTCGCCGCCCCAGTTGTGGACGGGTGCATAGACCACCTCGTTGAACACCCTTACCCGGTAGTCGGTGGGTGTATATCCGACCGATTTGAACAGATGCTTCCTGCCGGAGAGCAGCGTTCCATAATTGCTGGCGGCATCGGTACCTCCCGAGGACAGCCGTTTGGATTTTGGCCAAGGGTGAAGACCGCCATTAACAAAACCACCCTGGCGGAAGTTATCCTGGAAATGGTCTTTGGCCATACGTCCTACCATGACCGGCATTTTGCGCCGCATCATGCTGTCCAGTCTGTCACGTTTCCGCTTTATCAGTTCTGCAAAATCTTTTATGTCCATAATCATTAGTAATTCAAGAATAATTTATAACTTTGCAACCAAGGCTTCCAATATGCCTTTTATGCATTATGAATATACCGGAACAAGTAAAGAATGAGGCCCGTACGCTTATTGAGCAATACGGTGACACCTTCGAATACCTTGGTATTTATGAAGGCCAGGAAGCCTATGTATTCAAGTTCCCAGAAGACTCCTGTACCGGTTATCCTTTTGTTTACCTGTATGACGGTAAAGAAGCAACCGAAATAACCGGTCCGTTATCTATTGACATTATCGATTCATGTGTCGAAAATATCGAGGAAGGAGACATCGAATAATTTATTGTCAATTCTCAGGATTCCCCTGCAGCTGTGGGAAGTCGCAGCTCCTATTTCACATAAATATTTCACGTCTTTCCATTCCATTCCAGAACCGGCAGAATTGTCGCTTTGGGGTTCTATGTACCTTAGTTTGCCGTCTGCGAACCGCTGCAGGATTGTAGCATGTCCGCCCCCGCTTTTCCAACCGATACTCAATTCATACACGCCTTCTTCCTTGCATACTTCATTGAAATACTCCATGTATCTTTTAGGCGTCATTTTCAGGTATCCTTTGTGTGCAACCCAGTTGTTTATACTTATATGCTGCACCGGAGTACCGTCGATGTTTTTCCAGACTTCAAAAGCACGCCCATTGCTAAGGTATTCAAGTTTTGACCCTGCAACATTGCCTTTGGCCGTAATATCCCATCCCCTCAACCGTAAAGCGTATGCCGGTGCGCAAGTCTGGCAGTTGATGCTGTATGGGGTATCGCGTTTTTTATCGTAATCGCTGTTCTTCCGGTAACGGTTCCCCCTTTTATCACGATATATCCCGTTAGGATCTGGAATATACTCGTCCACGTGTTTGGGATTCGCATTCTGTTTATCCGCCTTATCCACATCCATAGGTTTCCCTTTTTTGATCTTAAGAGCCTTTTCTATTTCGAGATTATTCCGAGCAATGGCCATTTTTTCCTCTCCAGTAAGACAATCCGGCATTTCCTGAACCATTTCATCAATACGCGCCATAAGTTTATCCACCGCTTTTTTGGCACCCTTGTGGGCTTCCGCCTGATATGGATGATTGTCTGAAAACAATTTGCCGTCTTTCCCCGGGTTGTTATCCAGCCCGGGCTGGGGCTTGTTCTTATCATCTTCGTCCGGAAGCGGTGTAGGTTCTTCATCAGTGGCCGTGAGGTCACACTTGCAGTTCCAACGGTCGCCTGGTCGGTGGTTGTTCCAGAAAGGATCATCAATCGACCGGACGGTATTCCAGAACGGGCGATGGTCAGCCCCCGGATGAATGGAGGTGGACGGTAGCCATTTGAGGTTGGGCAAAATATCACGTTCACGCAGGAACTGCTGCCAATCAGCCGCCTGATGCGCCCGGATGACCGCCGTGTCATACTCCGTCCGCAGCCAGTGGCGGACTTGATGAGAAGCAATGGGCAAGACTTCCTGTACCCATTTATCGAACGGTTTTAAAATGCCGTTTGAATCCAATAAAAGTCGTGCCATGTCATTCTGCATACGATGTACCTTGAATGCCGAGAATACGGCATTGTTCTGGAGTATGGCGTTTTTGAAATCCTCGTCCGGAACAATGGCCTTGGATTTGTTGAACCCTTCCTTTGCCGCCTTGTTCATTTTTGCCCATATTTCATTGAACAGGTTGATTTCGATTTCGGTTACCGGATGAAAGTCCCTGCTGTATATGTTCAACAAGGCACGCCGCAGCACTTCCTCAGAAAAATCAAACTCCATAGAGATGCTGCCATTATCAGCCGCATACAGTCTGTCGACTACCAGTCTAAAGCTGCCCCGTCTCCCGGGGCTTTCACGAAAAAACCTTTCAGCCAGTTTCGGAAGTTCTTTTTCTGTTGTGGTGTCGGTTCTTTATCCTGTCCCTTATCTACTGGTTCCGGTTCCTTCTTCGGGGTTTGAATCTGGGCAGCCTGTGCAGCCTCCCTTTGTTCAGCCTTCAGCTGCTCGTAGTTGGCCGGTTTGTCGATACCGAATTCCTCATAGAGATAGTCGTCGTCGATGGGGATGTTGAAGTTCTTCTTCAGTTGCGTGAGGATGGATATTTTAGTGCCTGCATCCGTTTCCTTCGGTTCCGGGAAGCAGAATGTACCCCCTTCAGTATTGATGCCCATACGCAGCAGAATGTCCGTCATGTCGTAATTTAACACATTGAGCACGTACTTCCGGTCGGCCTCCAGCACCTTGTCCTCCACCTTCTTATGAACCGTACCCAAAGCCTGTGTGCCTTTTTCGGACGATTCGGTGGTCAGCGTATTGCCCAGTATCAGTTTGGATATTTCATTGTTGCACCGTTCGCAGAGGCGTTCATATACATCGGCCGACCCCGTTTTGTTGCCGGCTTCCGTGAGCTTTAGTTCCGTGTCCTTGGCGTGGAAGAACTGCGCCAGACTTCCGGCATTGGCCGCATCCTCCATGGCCCGCTGGCGTGACTCGTCGTCGTCGGAATCATAGATATATTCCTGGATAGGCATGCCGAATACCTCGGAGAACTGTGCCCAGTCGCCCGTGGTGTTACGTTTGTAGATGACCCAAGGTGCAGCCTTGGCCAACAGTCCCAAATCGGACGGAGAGCCCACAAAAAGCAGGTCGGTATATTCATCCCATGAATGGCCGGTGATGTCTGTCTGGTGCCGCAAGATGAGTTCCCTGACCGGATCCACATGCTTACGCGGTACCAGGTCGTAGTCCACCCATTCCTGCAGCTTGTAGAACTGGCAGAGTGAAAAGCCCCAGAACTTGGCATCGAGGATGTCACCCACCAGCCGGTTGAACCAGGGCGACTGAATCTGCTCGTTGATTTTATCGTCGGGCTTCCCGTCCACCCGGAATTCCATGTTGGAGCACAGCACGGCATTCTTTCGCTTTTCAAGCACACAGGAAAGGTGGGTATCCATCAGAATGTCCTCGTAGAGGTCATAAAGTTTGTAACGTCGCGAGAAATCGACATTCTCGGCCGCCTTGACGGCTGCCATGTAGTCGGAAATGTCCAGTCCGAAGCGTTTGGGCTGGGTGAGCACAATCACATTCGGTTTCTTCTGTCCCGGCAATGCGAAGTTTCCCCCAACGGTGATGATGCCGGTTTTGTTTCTTTTTCTGTTTTTCTTTTTCATGATGCTTGCTTTTTACCAGTGGTTCGTTCGTTTGCGGTTGCTTTGAATGCGGAAATCCGACCTGCCCGCCCTTTGTTCCTCGGGCAGCAGCGGAGCCCCTTCGATTGATATATCCTCGTCGGCCACCGCCTTCATCCATTCCACAGCCCGTTCGTATCGGTCCTTGCGTACCTGTGATAACTTCTGCGGGTTGTGGATGCAGAAGATGTGATAGACCGCCATGTCGATGACCATCATCAGCACAAGCTGGTTCCGGTTCTCGCCGGTGGCTGCAAAAATCTTGTTGCAGTCGTAGCGTTTGCCCAAGTAGCATCGCATTTCGGCAATGGCCCTGTCTTCACATACCTCAATGACCGTTTCGTCTTCGCGCACCAGTGCGTCGAGAATGTCGCGGTGGATACTTGCATCGTAATCGGTGAGTTCTACAAATTTGCTCATAGTTCGATTGTTTTAGAGTTGTCATAATCTTTTCTTGTTCCGTTTTCTCACATCCTTCCTTGAGCGGAAAACGGGCGGTTCGATGCGCCTGATCAGTTCATCGATGATGCGGTTCGCCCCTTCGACCGCATCCGGTCCGTCGGCCGGATAGCGCATGGTCAGGGTGAACAGCTTGAACTGGTCCTCCAGTTCCTTCATGTGCGGGTTGTCCCGTTCAGCCTCGTTGAGGATAAGGTTTCCTTCGCGGTTGAGCGGTTCAAGGTTGGCCTCGATACGTGTAGCCTTGTCCGTCTTCTTCTCCTCGTCGCCCCGGATGAACAGTGCAATCTTCTGTTCCCGTCGCACCTTTGCCACCAACGGTTTGAACACCTGCTGGAAGAAAGGGTCCTGCAGTTTGTTGTTCTCCATGTAGCAATAGACATTGGTCTTGCCCCCGACAAAATCAAGCATCCGGACATACCAGTCAATGAACTCTGCATTGAGTGCCTGCGCCAGGAAAGTCTTGATGACATAGAGCCTGGTGCCCAATTTGCCACAAAGCGAAACCGTCTTGAATGATTTTCCT